CGGTAGCAGTTTGAATACGCCGATGATGTTCCAGGGTGTTGGTCCGGCTGGGCGCCTTGGCAACAACCCGTTGGCCCGCCAGTTCCTTGGGTTCCCGTTGCGCAGTCTGACGGCTCTGACGCACGATGCCCCTAAGTTGGGGGAGCGAGGGCCGGTGAAGGGGATCACCCAGGATCTGATCCGGGGCATGGGCATCAGTGCCATCTTCTATGAGCTGGGCAAGAACTCGTTCAACATGGACATCAGTCCGGGTTTGTACGGGAGCAGCTTGACTCAGATCGTGGGCGGTGACCGCTTCTACCAGTCAGGCAATGAGTACGTGCCGATCCCGCCGGTGATCGATATCCCGATGAACCTGATTCGTGGGGCCATGGATCCGGGGCAGCGGGAGTTGCTGGCGAACAATCTGCCGCGTCTGATCCCGGGTGGTATCTCGTTCTCCCGTGCCTTGGCCATGTCGCCGAAGCTGGGTGGCGATCCGCTGTTTGGTTTGCCGGGCTCATTGCAGAAGACTTATGTGGACTTCAAGCAGCGGACTCCTGATGGACAGGTGGCTGTGTACAAGGCGGACGGGACACTCATCGACTATCAGAGCCCGGGCAAGATCTTCGCGAAGTACATGGGTGTGGACCTGGGTACGTTCCGAAGCACTTCGGACTTCGATGGGTTCATGCTGAAGAATAGGGAGCAGATCGTGGACTACCGGCGCAAGGCAATCGCTGCGCTGTTGAGCAACGAGATCCCGAAGATGCAGTCGATCAAGGGGGAGTACAAGAAGCGGTTCGGTATGGACCTGACGATCAGCAAGGCCCAGTTGGATGAGGCCATGAAGAACAGGCTGGTCAGTCGGTCGGAGCGCATCATGGATCGGATGCCCCCGGAACTGAAGGGCCAGTACCAGCAGCTGGCGGCTGGTCGCGCGGATCAGATGGGTGTGCCAAGTGAGGCGATTATCGGGGCGGATACAGCGCGACAGCGGATGCAGGCTCGAGCGATTCAGACCTTGCCGCTGACACAGGAGCAGCGACAGGTGATGGCTCAGGAGACGGGCAAGCCCTTCGAGTCCTTTGGCGGGTACTAGAGCGAGGTCCAGTACTGAAGGCATCGACGGGTGGGGAACCACCGGATGAAGCCCTTGGCGTGGCGTGGGGTGAGGCGCACCTTGATCCTGGAGTCAGGGTAGATGGCTAGCAGGTCGTCGCACATGCTGGTGAGCAGTGCCTTGGGCAGCTTCACGAACGCCATGTAGGCATTGCCGGCGGACGAGTGGGTGAGGATCCCCTTGCACTGCTCTCCGTCTACACGGTTCACCGAAGTTTCCTGTAGAAACAGATCAGTGGGGGTCTCCCAACCGGGCAGAGACATGGTCAAGACAAGCCAGTGGTGGTCCTTGTCGTAGGAGATGAAGGAGGGAATGCCCAGTAGGGGGAGAGTGAAACACGCAGTCTTGGAGCCGGGGCGCGGGGGTGCTGTCACGCCCAGGCTCTTGAAGTTTGCATGTCTCACTCTCAACGCTACTGGTACTTCCCACGGTCGGCCGCTGGCACCCATGGCTTCCAGGGAGGCGATGGAGGGGACTTCATCAAAGGGGACAGGGAGCTCGTTGCTGTGCACGATACGTCTCTAGCTTTCCAAGGGGGACACACCGCTTGGTTCCGATACGGCAGGCCGAGACCACTCCCCGTCGCCGGGTTTGAAGAGAGGAAGGGGTGGAGCTTGTGGGCCCCACCCCCTCGATCAGTGGGGGTTCAAGTTAGGCGGACAGCAGCTTGTTCAGGAACTCGGTCTTGTAAATCTTGGACGCTGAGTTGCCCTTGCCTTTGCGGTACTGACACCGGACGGTGCAGACCACCTGCTTGTCGGACGAGAGGTTGTTTGAAACCCGCTCGATTGCATCGGCTACTTCGAGACCATCAGCGGTCCCGACCTTGGTTCCAAGGAGTGTGGAAAGATGGCCACAGAAACGGTTGCGCTCGATCTGAAGACCGGTGCGTCGGCCCTCAGCGGTGACGGAGGCAGCGTTGTCGGGGAAGGTGAACGGGGCTCCACCCCAAACGAGAGGCGAGTCCGGGTTGGTCTCGTCGTTGAGGAGTTGGTAGCGGAAGCGGAACTCGGTGGCAGGGATCTCCTGTTGGAGGCCCTGGTCGGTGGTGAACCGGTAGGTCGCCTTCTCATTGATGTCGAGGCTGAGGACGTAACAGTCGTGCTCCCCTTCGAGCGGCCACTCACCAAGGCCACCGATGCCGGTATCGGGATTGGCGTCTCCAAAGGCTTGCTTCTGGGAGGCGAACATTGCGCTGATCTTCTGATTTGCCATAGCTGACTTCTCCTGAAAGGTTCTACCAGCGTTACGCGCTGGCATTGTTGTTGTAGTTGGTGACGAACACGGCCCAGCCATTGTCTTCTGGGAGCTCGAACTCTGATGGCATCTTGACACGATGCTTCGTGATGCCGGCGAGTGACTCGCTGTCCACTGAGAAGATGTACTTCTTGCGCTTCTCAGTCACGACCTTGGGCTTGAGCACGACGGTCTTGCCTTCACGGATGATCGGTGGTTGGGCGATCTCCCGTTGTTCGGTTACCCACTCGGATGAGATGGCAGCAACCATTTCAAAGAGGGGATAGAGCCGCTTGTAGAAACCATCGGTGATGGTGAGCTCTGGCTTGAACACGTACTTGTCGTCACCCAGTGGAATCTTGGCATTGACGACGTGGCAAATGATATAGACACCATAGCCGTAGCGACGGAGTGTGAGACAAGTATCGATGACCATGTCATAGAGTTGGTCCCATGAACGCCGGCCATCCATCTCTCGCCAGTCCTTCTTGTCGTTGGATCTGGTGATGTAGTCTTTGAGGACGGGGATCCATGTCCCAAGGCTATCAAAGAAGACGGTTGCCGGTCGTGGTTGATTCTGCTTCGAGAGTTGGCACAGCAGTTCAACCTTGGTCATCACGGCTTCCCATGTGAGGACCAGGGGTTGGCCATCGACATCGATGGGTTGCCCTTGTGGGTTGATGCCGGGCCAAACGCAGGCATGTGGATCACCGAGCGTGGAGGTGCAGTCCATGTTGCAGACCCATGCGTCTGGGTGTGACTGGATGAACTGCGACTTGCCTTCGCCGGGCAGGCCACAGATGAGACCGAACAATCGTTCGGGGGGGTGGACCATCTTCACACCCTGGAAACCCAGTGATGTGTATCGCTGCTGAGGCAGCTTTCCTGAATGTGTCGTAAGGGTGGACATGCTTAGTACTCTTGGCCGGGCAGCGTCACGTTGGCAAACATTCCAGCGGGCGGTGGCGGCAGGCGGTCGAACTGTGTTGGACGCTGTGATTGTTGGAAGGGGGCAGGGGCAGGGGCAGGAGGAGCAGGTTGGAATGGCCGGTTGATTTGGACCACTCGAGTAACCCGGTAACCCAGGTGCTTGAGCCACGCAGTGATGCGGGCCTTTGACACGGAGCACTTGTGGATCTTGTTGAACTTCTTGGTCAGGTCGGGGAGCGATTCAACTCCTGCTTCCAGGATGATGTCGATCTTCGGCTTGATGACGAGGTTCACGTACTCCTCTTCGAACATCACGTGAGATGAGCTGGCTCCAGACTTTCGATCAGTGCCTCGAACTGGTGTGGTTCCAGCTCGTCCATAATCACGGACTCGTCCCTGTGCACTACTAGGAACTGCTCCGTCTGAAGCAGGGCTGGCCAATCCTTCGGCTCCGTCAGATAGAACGGGCTGTAGTTCGCCAGCTTTGATCCCATTCTTAGAGCGTCGATGTTTCGTAGGAAGTTGCATGGGTTAGCCTCTCTTGTTGCCATACTGTAGATCATGTCAACACGTGCAAGATAGTCGATCCGCCAATCCTTGTCAAGCATCACACTTGCATGTGTGTAAGAAATATTGATCGGTGGATCGTTCTGGAAATCCGGAGCCCGATCACTGTACTCAGCTTCACCCTTGTACCAACGCATGCATCGGTCCATGTATTGGTTGACGGAGGGCTCACCATCGTACACCTTCTCAGGCTTCTTGCCAGCCTTCTCATGCAGTATAGCCAGGCACTCATCCAGTGTTCCGACATCGGGGGTAGGATTGCGTTCCCCTGTGAGCCACTTGATAACGTATGGGCCCTGGGCTTGCAGGTTGACGGGGCTTCTCATGATGCGTCCGGAGATACCGGTGCGCTTGCCTTCTGCT